CGTCAAATAACCGATTTTTCCCCCCCTGTCTTTTCAGGACGTATATACCCGATGCAGTCCGAGCCGATGCTGGACAGTCCTTTTACAGTCCGACCTAGTCCGAGTCAATGACAACTAAGACCAAAAAGACCCAGCCGTTGCGAGGGGCAACGCAACCGAGGGTTCATTCACCATTTCTCAAAGGCAAAACTAGAGCTGGTGAAGTAATTGAAATGATTGAGCGTCTAAAAATGGACAAGCTCATGCCATATCAGGAGTTCGTCTTAAAACAGATGATGATGGTGGATAAAAAAGACCAGTATCGAATCAAGACGGCTCTGTTGCTTATTGCGCGTCAGAATGGTAAGTCTCATCTAGGCAGAGTGCGTGTTATCTGGGGCATGTTTTATGGTGGCGAAAAGAAGCACATCATCATGTCCTCAAACCGAGCTACTGCTCTTATGACCTTTAGAGAAATTGCATGGATCATAGAATCAACGCCGGAATTAAAGGCAATGACTAAAGCAGTGCGTTATGCCAACGGTGGTGAGCGAATAGAGCTGCTCAATGGCGCAACGCTTGACTTAGTATCAGATACGAGAGATTCAGCGCGTGGTCGAACTGCTGACTTCTTGTGGATTGATGAAGTGCGTGAAATATCTGAGGACGGCTATAAAGCGGCTATTCCAACTACTCGCGCTAGAGCTAACGCTCAGACATTCTTGACATCAAATGCCGGTGATGCATTCTCAACAGTTCTCAATGGGCTTGTCGAACGCGCTAAGGATTATCCTCCAGAAACCTTTGGCTATTATGAGTATTCCGCACCGCAGTATTGCAAGATAGACATCAGATTAGAAGCATTTTGGCGAGATGCAGTAGCACCCAGTAATCCTGCACTGGGTTACACAGTCACTAAAGAGTCAATCGAAGAAGCAATCGCAACTGCTCCTATTGAGACCACTCGAACCGAGACTTTATGCCAGTGGATTGATTCATTACAAAGCCCGTGGCCACATGGCATTCTAGAGGAGACTAGCGACAATACTTTGGAAATAGCAGTTGGGGCTTATACTGTATTCGGTTTCGATGTCAGTCCTTCTAGAAGGAATGCATCTTTAGTCGCTGGACAATTACTTCCAGATGGGAGGATTGGCATTGGAATCATGGAGACTTGGACTTCTCAGGTCGCAGTTGATGATCTAAAAATTGCAGCAGCTATAAAAGGCTGGTGTGACCTTTACAAACCGCGTTTAGTCTGCTACGACAAGTACGCAACTCAATCCATTGCCGATAGGCTTAAGCAGGCCGGAGTAATGACCGAGGATGTCTCAGGCCAGCAGTTCTATCAAGCTTGTGGGGATTTACTGACTGGATTGGTAACGCATAAGGTCGTTCATAATGGTCAGGCGGAATTGATCCAGCAGATGAATAACTGTGCAGCTAAGGTCAATGATTCGGCTTGGAGAATTATTAAGAGAAAGTCAGCGGGTGACATTTCTGCCCCAATCGGTTTGGCAATGGTCGTAAGCAAGTTAATGCTTCCAGCCCCTAAGCCACAAATCGTTGCCTAGACACACCTTTGGTGGTATGTCAAATACTTGACATGTGCTACCATTTATGTCTATGGGTCGCATTCTGCAAACATTCGGGTTACAGCCTAAGCCTTTATTAGAAGCTCAGTCTGCACCACAAGTTCTTGGCGAGTATTCACCTTATGCAATGCCTTTCCAGTTTGCATATGTTGGCAGAACAGAAGCAATGTCCGTTCCAGCATTAGCACGATGCCGTAATTTACTGGCTGGCACTATTGGTGCGATTCCTTTAGAGCTGTATAAAAAATCAACTAATGAAGAACTTGGCTCACCTGCATGGTTAGAGCAGCCTTCATATTCACAGCCAAGATCAGTAACGATTGCATGGACTGTTGATTCATTATTATTTTATGGTCAAGCATTCTGGCAAGTAGTTGAAGTGTATGCAGAAGATGGCCGACCATCTCGTTTTGAATGGGTTGCTAACTCTCGCGTTACTGCAACACTAGATGCAACTAATACATTCGTTAAGTCTTACGCAGTTGATGGAACAACATTACCAATGGATGGATTAGGTTCTCTAATCACATTCCAGTCACTTAGCGATGGCATTCTCAATACTGGCACTTCTACTATTCGTGCAGCTATTGATGTGCAAAAAGCAGCAGCTATTGCAGCGGCTACTCCAATGGCTTCTGGTTACATTAAAAACACAGGCGCAGATTTAGATCCAAAAGAAGTGCAGGGATTACTTGCTTCATGGAAAAATGCTCGTCAGAATCGCGCTACTGCATATCTCACATCTACTTTAGAATATAACCCAGTTTCATTCTCACCTAAAGACATGATGTATGGGGAAGCCATTTTCAACCTTGCGACTGAATGCGCCAGACTGTGCAATGTGCCTGCTTATTATGTTTCAGCAGACCAAAACAATTCTATGACTTATGCCAATGTGCAAGATGAGCGCAAGCAATTCCTTACACTATCTCTACAACCATTTATCACAGCTATTGAAGATCGTTTATCTATGGACGATATTACTGCTCGCGGTAATGTAGTGAAGTTTGATATTGACAAAAACTTCTTGCGTACTGACCCTATGCAAGAACTCGCAGTAATTGAAAAACTTTTATCCCTCAACCTCATCACACAGGAACAGGCGATGGAAATGACTGATCTAACACCTAATGGAAGTCAAGGTATGCAATGAACCAAGTAATTACCTTCTCGGCTGATTTAACAGCCGACTCAGCAAGTCGCACAGTCTCAGGCAAAATTGTGCCTCTTAATGTTGAGGCAGGCTCGACCAATATGGGCAAAGTAATCTTTGCTTCTGGCTCTATTGAGATTTCAGACCCTAAGTCAATTAAACTTTTAAGCTCTCACGACACAAAGAAGCCTTTAGGTCGCATGGTTTCATTTAGCGAGTCAGAGAACTCCATCGATGCAGTATTTTCTGTCAGTCGTTCACAACGCGGCACAGAAGCTCTCATCCTTGCAGAAGAAGGCTTGCAGTCAGGTCTTAGCATCGGTGCAGAAGTCCTCAAGTCAAAAATCAAGGACGGCGTGACTTATGTGTCTGCTGCTCGCTTGATTGAAGTAAGTTTAGTAACCGAGCCAGCATTCAAGTCAGCTCAGGTTACTGATATTGCAGCAGAAGAATCTGCTGTAGAAGAAACAACCCAACCAACAGAAAGCGAGACAGCCATCGTGGAAGAAACCACTTCAGCAGTCGAAGCAACACCAGTTGAAGCACAAGCGGTTGAAACTGCTCGCCCAACTGTATCAGCAGCATATTACACAAAGCCTCGCATTGAAGTAACAGCAGCTAAGTATGCTGAAAACTCAATTCGTGCAGCACTAGGTGATGAGTCAGCTCGTCAATACCTACTAGCAGCAGACAACACAACAGACAACGCAGGTCTAGTACCAACACGCCAGTTGTCAGAAATCATCAATCCACTTGGAACAACAATCCGTCCAAGCATTGAAGCAATCTCACGCGGGGTTCTTCCAGATGCAGGTATGACTTTTGAGATTCCAAAAATCACAGCAATGCCAACAGTTGCAGACACAGCAGAAGATGCAGCATTCTCAGACACAGATCAGACTTCAGCGTTCTTGTCAGTAACAGTCAAGAAGTACGCTGGACAACAGACATTCTCTGTCGAATTGCTAGATCGTACATCTCCAGCATTCTTTGATGAGCTAGTCCGCAATATGGCAGCAGCTTACGCAAAGGCAACAGATGCAGCAGTTAATGCAGCTCTCATTGCAGGTGCAACAGCAGATGCAACCACAACAGTAACTTATCCAACAGCTTCAGAGTTGCTTGGAATCGTTGCTCGCGGTTCAGCTTCTGTCTATAACGCAACACTAGGTTTGGCTAACCCATTTGCTCGCAACATGATTGTGAATACAAGCCAATGGAGCAACATCATGACACTAAATGACGGCGGGCGTCCAATCTATAACGCTTCACAGCCTATGAACGCTGGTGGATTAGTAACACCAACAGCACTACAAGGAAATGTTGCAGGACTTAACCTCTATGTAACACCAAACACAGCTTCTGGAACAGACACAGACGGCTCAATCGTCATCGTAAACCCAGATGCATACACATGGTACGAGTCACCAACATACCGCTTACGCGCTGAATCAACAGCAGCTGGTTCAGTTACTATCGGTTACTACGGCTTTGGAGCAATTGCTACTAAGGTCGCAGCAGGCGCATTCAAGAACAACAAGGCGTAAGCCACACTAAGTCGCTCTGAGGGGCAGTAGCCCTCTGCCCCTCAGAGTCTTTAGAAAGGACAAAGCATGGCACTTACCACAGTTGCAGAACTCCGTAGCACTCTCGGAGTCGGTACGCTGTATCCAGATGCCACTTTGCAGGAAGTGTGTGACGCTACAGATGCAGTCCTACTTCCAATGCTATGGGCAGACACCAGTTTTAATATCGCACACAGCAACACAACTACAGTGGGCACTTTATATTTTAATGAACTCGTTAAAGACACATTTTATGTAGGTCAAACAGTTGTAGTAACTAACAACAAATCCCATCTTAATGGATCAAAGACAATTACAGTCGTTGGCGATTACTCAATTTCTTATGCAATTACCGGCACTCCAGCAGCCGAGCCACGACACAATGTCAATCCTTATGGAATAGTAACCGTTGCTCCATCAACCGATTGGACTGCCGATGCAGCCATTCAAAATGCAGCTTTGATGATATCTGTTGAAATCTGGCAAGCCCGAACCGCTACCCTTTCAGGTTCTAACTTGGTCGATTTCCAGCCAAGCCCTTACCGAATGAGCGCACAGCTTCTCGCTAAGGTGCGAGGATTGATAGCACACGCACTAGACCCTCGCTCGATGGTGGGATAATGACAGTTGCTATCACTACACTTAGAACGACACTTGCCACAGCTCTAGTCGATAACTCAAAATGGCAGACCTTTGCATTCCCGCCTGCCACAGTTTTGGCTAACTCGGTTATTGTCAGTCCCGATGACCCATACCTGACACCTAACAATAATCAGCACATCACCATAAGCCCAACGGCTAATTTTAAGATTATTATTACAGTGCCTTTATTCGATAATGAAGGCAACCTTAATGGCATTGAAGATTTCGTAGTGCGAGTGTTTAACCTGCTCGCTGCATCATCTCTGGTCTATAATGTAAGCGCAATTAGCGCACCTAGTGTTCTCAATGCTGCGTCTGGAGACTTACTCAGCTGCGAGATGTCCATAAATATATTAACGAGTTGGGGATAATATGTCCGAGTGGGAAAAAGAAAATGCAAACTTCCTGAAGAAAATCGGGCAAGTTAGCGAACCAGCACCAAAGCCAGCACCTACTAAGAAAGATGAGGAATAATCCTAATGGCTGTATTTCTAAATAATAATGTCGGCGTTAAGATTAACTCAGTTGATCTTAGCGACCATGTCACAGCAGTAACAATCAACCGTTCATTTGATGAGCTAGAAGTCACCGCAATGGGTGACACAGCACACAAGTTCGTTAAGGGCTTGGAAGCATCAACAGTTACTATTGATTTCCTTAATGACACAGCATCAGCGAATGTTCTTGCAACATTGCAAGCTGCATGGGGAACAACAGTTACAGCAGTATTCCTTCAAACAAAGGGAACAGCAGTATCTGCAACCAATCCTCTTTACACAGTCTCATTGCTAATCAATAACACAACTGACATCAATGGCGCAGTCGGTGATATTGGCACACAGTCAATCACTTTTACTGCTAACTCAACAGTTGCAGTAGCTACATCAGGTTCATTCTAAACAATTAAACAAAGGGGCTAAACATGGCAAAACTAAAGATAGTTCGAACAGATGGAAGCGTGGTCGAGGGTGAGATTACTCCAGCAGTGGAGTATGCATTCGAGCAATTCGCTAAAAAGGGTTTTCATAAGGCTTTTCGTGATGATGAGAAGCAGTCGGATGTCTATTGGATTGCATGGGAAGTCCTACGCCGTTCAGGTGAGACGGTTAAGCCTTTTGGGCTTGAGTTCATCGAAACACTCAAAAGTGTTGAGGTGCTTGACTCAGACCCTTTGTCTTAAAGCGCGATCTCCCGTTCACTTACCTCATTGCTAGGCTAAGCATAAGGTTGGGAATCGCGCCACAGCAGTTATTAGAATTAGACCCAGTAATGCTCCAAGCCTTATTGCAAGGTCTTAAAGATGAAGCAAAGGAGATTCAAGATGCCAGTAAGCGTAAAGGGCGGTATTGAACTCCGCAAGGCTTTAAAACAATTTACGCCTGATCTTGCTAAAGAAACTCAAAAAGAGTTGGGTTTGATTTTAAAACCGATTACAGCTAAGGCGCGTGGATTTATACCCTCAACCACACCTTTAAGTGGTTGGGCTAAAAGCAGTTCAACTAAATGGGGAACAGATCGTATTTGGAGTTCTGGAACCGCAAAGCGTGGAATTGGATTCAAAGCCACACCATCAAAGCCTAATCGTTCTGGATGGCGTTCTTTGGCTCGCATTGTCAATGCATCAGCAGCTGGTGCAATTTATGAGACTGCAGGTCGCAAAAATCCTAATGGCAGACCTCAGGCAAAAATGCAGGAAGTGGTTATTCCTACTTTTCGTGCTGATACTGGAGCGGGCGAACGCCGTTATATGACTTCTACTGGTAAAAATTATGGTAAAAGCAATAACCCTAATGCTGGCCAACAGTTTGTTGATGCTCTGAATAATACAGGCAAGATAGTTGATGCTTATCAGCGCGGAGCAGGCGAAGCTGGAAGAGCCTCACGCAAAATGAAAGGTCGCGCAATCTTTCGGGCATGGAAAGAAGATGAAGGCAAGGCCACGGCAGCAGTTATTAAAGCCATTGAAAAGTCACGCGATAAATTAGAAGCGAGGGTTGGCTAATGGCTACTGATGTAAAAATTGATATAGCGGCAGAGTTCACTGGCAAAAAGGCTTTTAAGCAAGCAGAGACTGCAACCGATAAACTTAATAAAGGTGTGTCTAACCTTGCCAAAGGTGTTATTGCTGCATTCAGCGTAGGCAAAGTATTGGCTTTCTCTAAGGCATCAATTAAAGCAGCAGCAGCTGATCAGAAGGCTCAACAGCAACTAGCACTAGCTCTTAAAAATGTTGGTCTCGGTAGAGATGCAGCAACGGCTGAAGGATATATCCAACGCCTTCAGAGTGAGTTTGGCATAGTTGATGACAAGTTGCGTCCTGCTTATCAAGTTTTGGCTATTGCTACACGCAATACTGCTGAGTCTCAAAGACTTATGGGCATTGCGATGGACGTCAGTGCTGCAAGTGGTATCGATTTACAATCAGTCTCAAAAGCATTAAGCAAGGCATATTTAGGCAATAACACTGCCTTGTCTAAATTAGGTGTTGGAATATCTAAGGCAGACCTTAAAACTAAATCTTTTAAGGAAATCACAGATCAGTTATCCCTTACCTTTGCTGGTGCTGCAACAGAAGCTGCAAGTGGTTATCAAGGCTCATTAGATAAACTCACCGTTGCTTCCAATAATTTTAAAGAATCTATTGGCGTTGGCTTAATTGAAGCCCTACAGATTCTTTCAGGTGATCAAGGACTTGGTGCAGCAACATCTGCTTTTGAAAAATATGGCCAAAAAATTTCAGATGCCACAGTAGGCACAGCTTATTTATTAAATGAATTGAAGAAGATTCCAGGTGCTTCACTGGCTTTAGGTCTGCTTAGTGACCCTCTTGGTATCAATAGTCTGCTTAATGCAGCTCAGGCATTCAAGCAACAGCCAAGACCGTTCAAAACCCCTATGACTATTTCAGGTCAAGTTGAAAAGAAAACATCAAGTTCTGCTCAAAACAAGCTTGCTAAAGAGACTCTTAAGGTCAATAAAGACAGTCTTAAACTGGCTAAAGCTAAAGCAATCTTTGACCTACAAAAGATTCAGATTGAAGCCGCCCTCAAGGGTAAGATTTCAGAAGAAGAACGCATTCGCCTTAAGCTCATGCAGGCTATTGAAAATGAGAACATTGACCAGATTGACAAATACACCAAGCAACTGGATGAAGCTCAAAAGAATACTGAAAAGTTAGTTGCGACTCTTCAAAGCATTAAGCCTTTGGATGACATATTCAAGAATTGGTCATTTATGGGAGTCCAGCAGCAACTGGCCACACTTTCCAGTTATTTCAATAACTTTGCTGGATCAGCGGCTTCAGCCTTTGCTTCTTTAGGTTCAGCACAAAAGGCTGCACTTGGTGGCTATGTGCCATTCGTAGGTGCAACCAATGCATCACTTGGCATCACTTCAACTGGTGGCAATACAACATCAATGCCATCAACAGTAGGCTTGGGAACTAACGGCACTGGCAATCAACTGCCAGCAGGCGTCACGATTAACACGACTGTTCAAGGTTCAGTCATTGTAGAAAATGACCTTAATGAAGCAATCAATAAAGCGTTGGCAGCTTCAGGATGGGCTGGCACAGCTATTGGATATAATCGTCAAGCAGTCATAACGGCGATATAATGGCATTACCAGCAACCCTTACGGTATCGATTAACTTTGCTAATGGCCCAGCATACGGCATCCCATTTACTTTAGATGATCCGGCTAAAGGTATTCTTGGCACGAATGTATTAGCCGATAATGCTGCTTTGGTTATTGACTATTCAACATCGACTACTAACATTGCTATTCGCAGAGGTCGCAATGTATTGCAGGATACATACGATGCTGGTCAGGCAACCGTCAAAATCTTAGACCCTAACGGTGATTTCAATCCTCAAAATACATCATCACCGATTTATGGTTATTTACAACCAGCTAGAAAACTACGCATCTCTGCTAACTATGCTGGCACTGAGTATTACCTATTCTCAGGCTATACAGCCGATTATCGCTACACTTTCCCACAAGGTCAAGAAACTGCTTATGTCACCATTACAGCCTTTGATGCCTTTAAGATATTCAACACGTCAGCCATCACTACGGTTACTGGATCAGCAGCAGGTCAAACTACTGGCACACGCATAGGCAAGATTCTGGACACAATTAGCTGGCCAGCAACTATGCGAGATATTGATACAGGCCAGACCACCTGTCAGGCAGACCCAGCAACCTCTAGAGCAGCCCTCACAGCCCTTAAGACAGTCGAATTGACTGAGTATGGCGCTTTCTATATCGACCCTGCTGGCAACGCTGTATTCCAAGACAGAGCCTTCACAACGGCATCTATTGGCGGTACTCCAACAGTCTTTAACCAGACTGGCACAGGCATTTCTTATGCCAATGTCAAGTTTGCCTTTGATGACAAGCTGGTCTATAACCAAGCCAACATCCAGCGCACAGGCGGTACTACTCAGACTGCTAGCGATACTACGTCCATTGACACTTATTTCTTGCACTCCTACACACAGCAGAACCTGCTTATGGAGACTGACGCTGAAGCTCTTAATTTTGCTAAGGCTTATGTGGCATCTCGCAAGGACACCAGCATCCGCATTGATGCTTTAACTTTAGACCTAATGACTCCAAGTTATTCAGCAGGGGTTACAGCAGCTCTAAGCCTTGATTACTTTGACCCAGTTACTATTACTAACACCACAGACAACGGATCAACAATAACTAAGACCCTACAGGTTCAAGGCGTCAGTCATGATATAACCCCTAATTCATGGCTAACGACATTTACAACATTAGAGCCAATAATCGATGGCTTTATTCTCGATTCGACATTATACGGTATCCTAGGGGTATCGTCTTTTAGTTACTAAGGAGCAATAATGGCAGGAGCAGGCTACAAGCTGTTTAGCACTGGAGATGTGCTATCGGCAAGCGATGTTAATACTTATTTACAGCAACAGACAGTTATGGTCTTTGCTAGTGCAGCAGCGCGTACAACTGCTCTTGCAAGCGTTCTCGCAGAAGGAATGGTCACATACCTTAAAGACACAGATGTAGTGGAAATCTACACAGGTGCTGCTTGGGTCTCACTTGATGATCCAAACGCAATCCAGAACTCAATCGTGGATGCTAAGGGCGACATCATTACAGCAACTGCTGATAACACACCAGCACGCTTAGCAGTAGGAACCAACGGCCAAACACTTGTGGCGGATAGTTCCACTGCAACAGGCTTAAAATGGGCAACAGTTTCATCAAGTCCAACATACAAAGGCGTTAGATTGACTGCAAGTTCTGACCCTTCTATTGCCAATGCTACTTTTGTTGCTACTACTTGGGATACAGAAACTTATGATACGGATTCATTTCATAGCACTTCAAGTAATACTTCTAGAATTACAATCCCTACTGGTTTAGGTGGCTATTACAATATTGAAATTGCAATTAACTGGGCTGCTGCTGGTTCTGGTGCTTTTTATACTTCAATATATAAAAATGGTTCTTTAGTTTCGGGAACTTATGGGGGATATGATACTTCTCAAAGAAGTCCAATGTATTATTCATCAACATTAAATCTTTCTGCTGGAGATTATATTGAAGCATATGTTCAACAAAACTCAGGCGGTAGCAAGCAATATGGCTCAAACGCTAATTACACAGGTATGAGTTATTTCCAAGCCACATATTTAGGAGCATAAACTATGTCACTTTATGACAAAATAATTGCAGCACTTCCAGAATTAGCCGATATGCCTTCAGAGTTTCAACATAAAGGTTCAATAACTTTACGAGATGATTCTGATGGATTAGGTGAATACATTGAGCGTTGGGAATACTCCAAGCCAATTCCTAACGGCCTTAAACTGGGCAAATAGTGGAACACTTGACTGAGATGATTACTCATGAAGCCGCGTTTATCTAAAGCTGCTATTCAGTTACGGGAGCAGATAGATGATTCCTTCTCGGATCGTGACAGAGCAAGTGACGGCTGGCTCGGTGATAGCCGACACGCTTCTCGCAAGTCTGATCATAATC